CGTTATCGCCACCATGTATAGGACATTTCATAAATATGTTATCAGACATACACTCATAGTCTATGTCTAGATCTTCTAAAAGAACTTCAATATTATCTATTATAAGATCTTTTACTTTATTTAAGTCAAGTCTTTGTTTTGTCGCACTCATTTTGTTCTTCTCTGGAAAGGTGTTGGATCTACTGCGTCAAATTTTTCTTCATCTAAATGATAGTATAGATCTTCACCCTTTTGATCTACTAAATTATATTTAGACACAGTTCTAAATCCACTTACATCATAAACTGTAGTTACAGTGTAAACCTCTGTCGCGCGAGGTGCTGGGTCTACGTCACCATGCTTTGGCCCACCCTGAAAGTGTGCTTTGTAATTCATTCAGTATCTTCCTCGAATGGTAGTTCAGCACCTTCGATTGCATCGTCGGTTCCAGATTTTATAAATTCGTCTCTTGTTCTTAGTTCAGATAGTTTAGCGTAGTCGCCGTCCATCCTAAGATTAATGTAGTTTCCATCATGCATACCGGGGCCATGACGTGATACAATAGGTACTAGTTTCCTGTTGCCAGCCTTTGGTCCATCTTCCGCCAGTTCCTCTGCGGATTTTTCTTTAAATATAGAGAATGAAGTGCAAAGCCAAATAAGCCTATCAGAACCGCTTACAGCGTCAGTAGACTCTTTGGTGATACCATCTCTATTTAACTGCACAAATGCGAGACATGCGAAATCATACTTAACCGCAAGGTTGTGCAAGTTTGTAATCTGGAAACCAAGTGCTTGATACTCTTGGATATTACCAGAGATACCAGACGAAGACATGAGTTTAAGGTAATCGTAGACAACAACGCATTCGTTTGTTCTACCATTCTCATCTGTTCCGACTTCTTGGATTACCCATCGCTTGATATGATTTAAGATATTCTCAAATGGCGCTCCCGCTACACTAACATAAGTATACGGTATATCTTTGATTTCATCCATAGCAGCTTTGACGGCGATGAACTTTTCTTCATCTTCTGCAAACTTACCTGTAGAGATTTCACTAATAGGAACGCCACTGATTCCAGAAAGAATTCTGTTTAGGTGATCTTCTTTGCTCATCTCTGTATCGAGCATCAATACAGGTACACCTTTTCTTGCTACGTGTACAGCAACATTATCACCAAATACAGACTTACCAACTTTAGGTCTGGCAGAAACCAAGTCTACGCATTTGCGCCGTAGACCGCCACCAATAGCTGCATCGTATCTGTCGAACCCGCTAGGTATGCCAATCTGATCGCACTTGTTTTCAATAAGGAAATCAACATACTCTTCTAGCCCTTCTCCTATCTTTTCGGGTTTGTCTCTTGTGTCATCATCTTGAAGAAATTCTGTAATAGGATTTTCTACAATGCCGATGATATCATCAATATCTTCATCGCCTTTGATTTCTTCTATATCTCTGCCAATCTTGCTGGCAAGACTTCTAATCTTTCTGGCGAACTCAAACTTTTTAATTTGTGCAGCAAAGTGTATTACATTATCTTTCTTTACTGGGAACTCCATCAAAGAATTGATGTATTCAAGCTCTTGCTTGGTTTGTATTGTTTCAGAAAACCCAAGCTGATCGGCAGCAGAAAGAAGCGCAGGTAGGTCAACCTCTGCTTCTTTGCCTAAGATTTTTTCAATACACTTATATATTAGCTGATTGTTTTGATGACAAAAACTATTGTGATCAATTATATCGCTAATTTCAACATATGACTCTAGACCGTAGGTAAAGAGACCAGCAAGAACCGCTCTCTCTGCGCCCAAGTCCAACAGCTTGGATTCCATTATCTGCCCCCACACCGGTTACAGCGGTGGTATTCTCCATAGATTAGACTGGGGTGTTCCATGTATGTTTTGCCGCATACAGAACATTCAAGCTCAACTTTCTTGGTTTTACCTCTACTTCTAGTGGTTCTCTTTCTGCCCGAAGAAAATTCTTCTTCGCCCTCTAGTTGGAAGCTACCATCGTCAACCCACTTGTTCTTCTTGGCTCTCACCGGATTTCTCCTTGTAGACTCATTTACTTTTCTCGTAACCGTAAAATCTTCTTTTACTTCTACACTAGAAGAGACCACCTCTTCTTTTTGTTCTGTTTCTGGTTCTTGTTTTTCTGATACCTCAGAAAGACTAGCCATTAGCTGTTCTAGCAATGCTTGCTTTTGTTCGCTTGTTAAGTTTTTAAGTAAGTCTTTATCTATCATTTTCTTTTACCTTTTTCAAAAAGAATATCTGCCTTTCTTCTTATATTATACTCTCTAGACTTTAAATTTTCAAGTCTACCTTGAGCAGTTAGCTTCCATTCGTTAATTTTATTTGCTAATTCATGGTTTCTAAGTATAGTGGCGACCTTGGTTTCGTGTTTAGCGTAGGTGTCCCATACGCCGCTGGATAGTTGCTCAGATATAATACTTTGTAGTGAATTTTCACACCACCTAATTACGTTTTCACACTGCGCTCGTTCTCTTCCTACGTGATCTACGTACTGCATGAGTTGATACGCATGACCAAAACATTCATCTTGTGTTAGCTTTTCTAAGTTTTCTAATGACAAAGTTTCTGCCATCGCAAACTCTGGATTAAACTTAGTCGGTGTTATGTTTCTTGCGGTAATATATGCTTCAATACCATCAAGAAACTCTTTCAATCTTTCAGCGGCTGTCAATTTGATTTCTCCAATCTTCTTTGCTATCTGAATATTTAAGAACTACCAATTCAATATTATTTAACTCGCACCAGTCTTCTTTTATAAGGTCTCTTTTTTGCGCTGTCAAGAACCCTGCTTTTGTTTTATGAAAGAATTTACAGAATTCATAGTGCTGCTGTCCATGAACTTCTATACCAAGTGACAAACTAGGTATAAAGAAGTCCAAGAACAGGGCAGACTTTTTGCTTGGGCAGCGAGACCCCGGAAGCTTTACTTCTTCTAGAACTGTGTAACCCTTGAACATTTCTGCTAAGAGTTCTCTCGCCGCCATGTGATACTTTGATTTAACGGTCTTGTCGTCTTTTCTTACAATATATTTTTTTAAGTCTATATTGTACTCTCTACCGTTTAATCCAGTAACTTTCATAGTACACTTCTAATTTCATCATACAAGAATTCCTGTATCTCTTCATTCTCTTCTATAAACTTGCTTAGTTTAGCCATCCCTTGGAACTTAAAGAACTTTTCTATTTCTTCTGGGTTATCAATACAAACATTGTTTTTGTTTAACAGAGATATGATCCTTGGATCTGTAGAGTTTGTAGCACATATAATTGTATACCAAGCGCCAGTCTGTTTGATAAATGTTAACTCATTTGCAATCTCACATAGTTCTCTAATTTCATCAATGCCCGTACCATATCTAATATATGATACAGCATTTGAGTTTGGTTTTCCACCAGCAGCAGATGTTTTTACAATCCAGTTAGCAACTTGACCAACGTCATTTCCTTGCTCGTCGCTTTCTTCCCACTTGCCCCTGTGGGTAATTACCATGTTCGTACCGGCTTGGTATTGAAGCATGTTGCCACAGTCTGCAAGTTTAGCAGGAGACCACCGCGACCCGCCAGTGTTAGCAATATTATGAGTGATAAAAATAAGAATAGCCTTCGTTCTTGCCACATCGTTGCTGATACGCTTGAAGAACATGGACAATAATCTAGGAAGTTGCGCCCTAACTCCACCGCGAACTTCACCGTCTAACTCGTCTTGCGGAACCATGTTGGATACAGAGTCAATGATTGCCACAAACTCTGGCGTATTTTTAACGTATGTTTCAATAGCATTAAGAAAAGTCTCAGCAGATACTACAGGTTGATTGTCAGTCGCCTGAACAATTTTGATTTTGCTTGCGTCTAAACCTTTTATACCTGTGAAGTTTTCTTTTGTAAGTCTGCCCTCGGTGTTAAAATAATAGACATTCTTACCGGCGGCTTGCGCTTTTGCTGCAAAGTAAAGCGATGTGGTTGTCTTGCCGGTCTTGGGGTCGCCAGTCATAACAACAACACTTCCTTCTCTTAGTCCACCACCAAGAGCTAAGTCTAGCGCAGGAGAAATACCTATGGTGTCAAAGTTTTGCAAGTCTGCCAAAACCTTTGTGCCTTGTTCTACAATGTCGCCGTACTTGCTAATAATCTGATTACTTACAATATCATCTTCAAATTTATTCTTGGCTTTCTTTTTTGCCATTGTCTAGTCCTCTAAGTTTATTTAATCCAGATTTCTTACCGTATGATTTCTTTCTAGTCTTTGCTTCTTTTTTTACATCTAATTCCTGAGCGGGTTTGGTTTGTTCTTGTTCAATTAATTTTACTTGTTTGTTTATCTCTGGCAGCAAGCGTCTATTCTTTAGAGAGAATATAGATTTCTGGTTTGCTACGGCACGAACCACAGCCTTCTCTCCGTATTTTTTTATAAGAGAGTTTGCAGCAAACATTTGTTGTTTGAAAGTCCAATCCCAAGGCTTGTTGTTCCAAAACTTATAAGTAAGATTGCCCTCGTTTTTATACTCTGCTAAACGAAGGCACATCATTTCTGCTAGATAGGCAGCGCACGTACAGTGGTCGCCAGTTGTTTGATGCTTATACTTACTTTTATCAGTTCTTTTTCGTTTTGTCATAGATGATTGCTTCTTCAAAGCAGTTTTCAATTTCATCTTCATACTCTTTATCTAATACAAGTTCTGGTGTAATCCACATTTTTTTAGATACGCTATCACCCTTTACCAGACCCACAGTGTAATACTCTTTGGAGTCTGAGCCAATAGCGCCCAGCAAAGATCTGATAAGGTAAACACCATCAACAGCTTCGCTTATATCTATAGTAGCCTTATGAGAGCGATATTGCAAGTACAATTCTGATAAAAACAGATTTTCTTTATCGCACTTATCTTTTATCGCTCTCCATCCTTCAAATTTATCATAATTAAATTCTTCACCGTTTGTTAGTTTACACCTAATCCAAACGGCTTTCTTGTTTGTCCTGTATTGTTTCAGCCACTTTTCTTTATCCATTTTATCCTCTAATTGATGTAGTACATTCGCTTCTTCTTCCTAGAAACTGCGACTTCTTTCTAAAATCATCTGACATTGTAGAGCCGTTTTCTGTCATGACCGTAGACCCTTTGCTAGAAGGTATCTGGGATGCCAAGTGCGTGGGTTCTGTTTTTGATTTCGTATCTTCTGTGTTCTTTTTGTTTTTCTGAACCCGTTCAGCGTAAGCTCTAACAACGCTTTTAGCTCTATCTAAATCAGAAGATAGTTGATCTACATCCAACTCGTAGTTATTTTCAATATAGAATTTTTCAATCTTGCTTAGTGGTCCTCGTTTACTCATTTATAAATCTCCTGTTAGTCCTTGTTAAATATATAGAGTTATTTGTTTGTAGATAAATTAAATAAAAATCAAACGTATCTTTGGACACGGTTTTAAATTTTGTTTCTAAATACTTCTGTCTAGTCTCGTTAGATCCAATCGGGTCGAAAGGCTGATTTTGATAAGTCTTGATGTGGTAGGTGTCTCTTCCGTTTGAACTAGTGATCTTAGCGTAGACTTTATCTTTGACGGTAGCCACAGTGCCGTTTCTATTAAAGTAGTAAGTTTAGACTTTTCGGCAAATCCTTCATTGACGTATTTCATCTTCCCTCCATGATGTAACGAGTCTTTTGATTCTCTGACATCTTATTTATTTCTTTTCTAGATTTGTCACCCTGTTTCTGATACCAAGGCTTCTCTGGTTCTGGATTAGCTTCTCGTTTCATCGCTTCCATCTCGTTAATTTTATTTTTATTTAAGCGAGTGTTTTTGTCTGCGATGCTACCTATTGTGTTACCACCCGCCATGAAACCGTGAATACCACCAGTAAGCACTCTGTAAAGAGTGTCTTTACCACAAGCTTCACACTTTGTTAGTTCTGGATCTGTAACCTTTTGAAACACGTCACTAAGCTGTGCTTTACAGTTCCTACATTCATAATCGTATATTGGCATT